TTGTCCCCGTTTGTCTTATTTACCAGCTTGATTCAGCCCAAGGTGTTCTGCGCCAAATATCAGTTACGCCGTCAAAATCTGCTGTACAGAAGTACACATATTGAGAATCAAACGTTACAGCACCGGCTAAATCGCCATCTTCACCTCTACTAGTGACAGGAGCATCTTGTATAAATCTAGTGTTGATAGGCAGTCCATTTGTTTGTATCTGTGTGGCGACAATTGCACCAAAGTCTACTTGTAGATCGTCTTCGACAACCTGCACATCACTGATAACACTGTAAGGAATACTGCCAGCAACTCCGTCTACTAACAGAGTGCTGTCGTCCGCAAACACCGAACCGGTTAAATCTGCGTCAACGCCGCCGGGCCCAATATTAATATTTCGCCTTGGACTATAAAACTATTGTCTGGGTTATTCCAATTGCCTGTAAGTGTGCCCGGAACAGTTCCATTTACGCCATCTACTAGCAATGTGCTGTCGTCCGCAAACACCGAGCCTTGAAAGTCTCCCTGAATTTCTTGAATAGCATCAGCAGTAATATACCCTGCATCGTTTGCAAAAAAACTTACATTTGTGGGCTTATCTTTAACTTCACTGTATTGTACAAAAGAAGGGCGCCATGCACCTGCTGAGAATTTCAAATACTTATTTGTTACTGTTCCTGTGATAAGGACGTTATTTAGATCACCAATATTAGAATTTGAAAGGTCCAATTCTGTCAAAACTGCACCGGGCTCATACAATCCTTCAGTAGAATTGTATAAAAGTGCATCTCCATTGACCGGCTCTTGATTGATTACATCGTCTAAATCTCTAGAAGTCGAAGGAATATTAGGCGTGTCTATTAGATCATTGTAGCTGCCACTAAAGCCAGCAGGAAGATTATCAAGGTCTGTATAACTATTTGTAAGCGCAACTGTTGCTAAATTACTTCCGTTTACTGTAATTGAGCTTGCTTGGATAGTTCCTGTAGTTGAAATACTACCTGCACTTATAGCAACGGCATTTACGATCTGGCTTCCTTCAAGATCGAGATTATCACCAGATGGTAATTCTTTTATCCTATTATCACCGGAGTCTAATATTAGGGGAAATCTATCAGTCATTATGTTCTTCCTACTACAATTTCTATCTCGCCTTTGGCGTCATCTGTCTTATCTTCTAATGCTTTGCCGATTACTGTACCTATTGAAGGTTCATTGTTTACAATACCATAACCAGGTATAGCTGACGACACAATCATGTCACCTTTTTTCACTTTACCAAGCACTTTACAAGGAACCCTGCCCTGTAGCGCAACAGCAACAGCATTTTCTTTGAGGTCACTGTTCATTAAATATGCTGGATTAGCAGAAACTACGCCTGCTGCACGGCTATCACCTTTTATTTCAGTAACTGTAACTTCTACGTCCCAACGTAGTGAGTTAGAACCAATATTCCTAACTCCGTTTTGATCAGGCAAGATATTCGAGTCAACGCTGGCATTTAGAGTAACAGTATCTCCGGAATTATCTCCTATGTCGGTACTTCCGTTTATAGATGTATTTCCGGATACGCTGAGCGCACCACTAACACTGGTATTACCAAACACGTCTAATCCATTATCGGATATAACAACACGTTCTGCGCCACTGGTGATAAAGTCTATTTTATCTGCAACACTGTTAGTAAAGCCGGCACCTGACCCAATGCCTATACCTGTTGATCCAGTTCCTCTTTCTGTTGCTGCTTCTATGAATGAAGTGTAAATCCAATCTGATGCAATAAAACCTTCTCCCGCGTAATTAGAACCAGATTGAAAATTACTTTCTGTTGTAATTGTAGTTTCACCTACATCAATACTACCAGGAAATTTAGTTACCAGACTATCGGAAGTATTGCCTGCTGCTGTGAAAACTCGGGCGCCGCCGGGAGTATTAAATCTAATCGTAGAACTCTGGAGAGTAAGTATATCAAATCCACCTACCTTTATGCTGCTGGCATCTATGGATCCGGCCGAATCTCGCCTTGCTATAGTGTCGCCTCCGGTCGCAGTTGATATTTCGGTTATTCCGTAAACGCCGCTTTCTAGCTGCACCAGTGCATTACCTGGGAAACCAGTGTTTCCTGAAACAACAGTATTCGTAAAATCTTGATCTCGTAGTCCGCCGCCCTGAGTTATAATGGAGCTGAAAGGAATCGCTGATACATCACCTGTCCCTGAAACACTTCGTCCGATAACTGTATCTTCAGGTATCTGTTGGATTTCTGCAAAAACAACACCATTAGCCTTTATGCGCACAAATCCTTCTTTGGTATCGAAATTTTCATCTGAAAACTTTGCAAGTCCTAAATCAGCTTGCACTTTAGAAGCAGTTCCGTCCCAACCTGTGGTTGTGTTTGCTTCGCCAAAGGTATCCGCTTTTTGCATGGCTAATTTGCTTTGTGAAATGGCCGCTGCGGAATTGACATCAGCATTTGTGATTGAGTCATCCTGAATTTGTAAATTAAATTCAGTTTCGCTGGCATTTCTTGTAACAGACAGATTAATAACACTAGAAGTAGATTCTCTAGCATTAGCAAATTCATCAACAGGGCCATCTACAATGGTTGCATTCGCAGTTTCGCCAGGCTGATCAAATATGGTTTCGCCAACGACAAACGTTCCTGCAGTTTCTGTGTAGGTTATAATCTGTAGATTACCTTCTATGTCGTCTAAGTAGGACTCTATATCAACTACAGTTCCGGTCTTGAAGCCTCCGCTTATGCCTATTGTATCACCAATTTCGATTGTTCCGCCGGATACAGGCGTAGTGAAGATTCTCTTTTTACCTGTACCTACAACTAAGTCATTAGCCTCAACAGAATTCAATTCTATATTTCTAAGGTCATTGAATTCATCGTATGCCTGTGCTTTTGCATCAACAAAGTTTTTGTTTGTAGCAGCAGTGCCGTCCGATCCAGGTAGCGCAAGGTTAGTAATTTGATTACTACCAAGATTAAAATCGTTTTCCATTGCACTTGTACCATTAAGAGGCACGAAGCCAGGACCTATTCTGTTACCTGTAGGTGAGGGTTCGATCTGAGAATTGCTTTGAACGTTGTAACCAAGGACGCGATTGATATATCCACCTGTTGCTCTTTCAGTTGGAGCTGCTTGATTTGATAAATCAGCAAAAGAATCATCAGCCGAAAATTCGTTTATTGTTACACCTCTTGTAAAGCCAAGCGCATTTGCTCCGGTTAAACCTATTTCGCCTTTAAATTCTATTGAACCTGTAGATTGGTCGACAGTGAAAAACTTACCAACTCTGAAGAAACCATCTTGATCTGTTGACACAAAAAACACTCTGCCTTTTCTTCTTTCCCAAATTTGAGACGAAGTTGCAGTGCTAGCATCTGTATAAGGACCAGCAAATTGTCTTTCTGGACGTCCGAATAAAACATTTGGATAATTAGAATCGTTAAATCCACCAGTTCCGATTTGTAGGAAATCATGTCCTGTTGCTCTCAACAAGGAAATTGCAATTGTAATTTCAGCAGTTGCGCCTTCGTATAATCCTGCAAATAGAGTTCTTTCTCTTGCAGGCATACCTGTATTCAATCCAGACCCGGCATATGCAGTATCAATATTGGTATTTGCCACATCCTGGAATTCTATAAAAGCAAAACTACCAGAGTCGTCATAATTTGTAATCTGATGCGTTCTACCGGCAAAAGTAAAAATCATGCCGCCTGAATAACCTACTTCACCGGGCTGTCTTCCTGCTATATCTCTGGTTAGCCTTCCAGCTCTGTTAGGATTGTCTATAACCTGAATGGCTAATTTAGTGTCACCCTGTGAGCTGCCAAATCCTCCGCCTAGATTGGCAGTATCTACTTCTAGTCCAATAAAGTCATAATCTAGTTCAATCAAAGATTTAATTTGATTTGAAGGCAGAGGAATTGTAAATGCATCCTCTGTTGCAAACTCTAGACTTCGATATGTAACTAAATCAGATTCGTCAAAGTTAATAGCAGTGCTAGGTCTTGTTTCTAGATCTTCCGGAGAACGCACGTCATCAAATATCTGAGTCCTTGAATTTCGATATTCGATAAAAGTATTGTCGGGCACAGTGGCTTGTAAACTGCTAGGAAAGTCACCTGAGACAGCTTCGTCGGCAACAATATTCAAAACATAAACTGCGTTGCTGTAAACACCTCCGGTTGCCACTTCGTCGCCAGCATTGTCTCCAATCGTTCCGTCAGAATCAGAATCAGATAGATTTTGAACACTCGATATTCTATAATTGAAAATGCCAACAGATGCACCGTGATCTATTGTTATTATACTGTTAGCAGTCGGCGGTGATTTCAAATCATAGACAGTGATAAATGGATCTTCCTCAGAGTTAGGAAACTGCGCTGTGGTATATGCTTTAGCAGGGACTGCCATTGGATTAGCCAGTGTAACCTGATCTGGAATTTCGTTAGGATCAGCACCTTCTGCAACCAAGCCAAAAAATCCATAGCCGTTGGAGCCATTAAGAGACCTTATTTCAGATCCATTGTTTGCATAGTAAGCTGCCTGACAGTAGTAGGTAAACATCGACACCATTTCTGAGAATGCGCCGTTATTAGTAACCAAACCATATCCTAGATCATTAATCTGAGTAAAATCATTGCCCAACATCGATCTATTGCCAGCAGTCTGAATAAATATCTCTTGCGGAGTAGTGCCCTGGTATCCTTGCCCTATGCCTGATCCGTCAGGATTTGAACCACTGTCAAGCAAAATTGTAACAGTGCCTTGGCCGCTGTCGTAATTGGCTATAGCATTAACCTGATAGCGCACGCCTTCAAGATAAAAAGGTGCAGGAAGTTCAGGTGGTCTAATAAACAATCCCTGCCCAAGATCGCTTTCTAGTTCTAGTTCAAAAGGAGTTACTATATTTGTAATTCTTGCTGGAGTATTGCCAACAAAAGCATCGACAAACATGCCGCCTCTGAAACGTTTTTCATTATCGCTCTTGGAAAATGAGGATCCAGTTTGTATATAAGGGGACTTTGTGAGTATTTGACTCTCTGGGTCTAGTACCACCATAAATCCAGCATGGCCTTGAACAGTCACATTGCGAACAATAGTTGCATCGCTCATCATTAAAACGTCAACACCGTCTGCGTCATTTCGCTTAGGTGGATTATAATTTGTGTTGAAGGCAAAAGCGACAAGATCTGTCAGATTTCCTACTAATGATACAGAATCAGCGTCTGCTACACCAAGGCTTGTATCTGGTTCTACTGCTGTATTTTGTGGAGGTTTATTTCCTACCAATAACTGTGCTGTATAGAAATTTATTCTATCAATATAATCCACAGTCTGTGCTTGTTCATTGGTTGATATTTCTTCAAATATCACACCTTGTGTTTCTAAACTGAATTCTGATCCGCCTAGCTCAAGATCACGTGTGATTCCGTCAATTATCTGACCTACTCTTTGAGTGTATTCCTGCGTATCATAACTAAATTGATACCAAATACTGCCTGTGTCATTCGCATTATTAGCAGTGGCAATTTCATCGTTGATATAAAAAATTATTTCATTTTGTATATACCGTCTATTCTGTTGTAGAATATCTGCCGCAGTATTTAAACTACCTTCGTTGCTGGGAATTACCCCAACGTTTTGTGTAGCAAATGGATTTTCAAGATAGTGTCTGCCAAAGTAACCCTGTATATCACCTACCTGATTTAGAAAAGGAGCTATTGCAGAGTCTACTACAAACATCTTGCCAGAATTGTTAGCAAAACTGATATTTGTGCCACCTGGGGTTTCTGAAACTGTTATTTCTCCAGAAGTCACGGAAGTTACATAGTATACACTTTCTCTATCTATCTCACTGCCGATAAGCTGAGTTCCAACAAATTTTACTTCTTGTCCTATGCCAATCCAATCTGTTCTATCAACTTCAAGTGTTTCTGCAGTTTGAAATCCTACTCTATCAATCTCAGAATGTCTAGTTTCTAATATTTCTATTCCGTCGAATTCAAGATCTCGATAAAAGTACATATCAGCGTTAGGAGACTGTGATACTCTTTTCTTAGGCCTAATGATAACCCGTCTAAATTCATCACCTTTAAGCGATACATTATCCGAAAGCTTGATAGGCAAGTCTTCTTCGTATATTCCTGATTCTAGAAATATTGTAATTTGTTTTGTGCGTATAAAATTGCCGTATTCAACAGATTCGCCAATTTCGAAATCTTTGCCGTTGAGTTGTAATAGTTCAAAGGAGTCATTGTTGTTTTCCGTACCATCATTGTTTGTAACTTTTACAATCCTGCCTCGAGCACCGCTCTGTTTCCCTACAATTACCTTACCAGGAATCATATCAAGATTATCCGGATTTGCTTGGTCTACATAGGTTTGTGCTCCGTTGTTGAGCACAATCTTATAGTTTTCTCCAAATACTATATCCGCGCCTGCGTCTATACCATTCTGTATTATGTTTAACACAAGGTCAAATTTGCTTGCAACAGCAGACTGTGCAGTTGCATCTGCGTCAGGTTGATCAAACTGTTGTAAAAGTTTTATACTTTCAAAATCTTGAATACGATCTTGATAGACTACTCCGATTCTACCGCCTGTAGTGTAATCAGTATACGAGCTTATGTCAAAAAGAGTTGTTAATTCTTCGTTCTTATATAATTCAAAAGTTGTATCATCAATTACTCTTGCATATGCGGTTTGGCCTTCTATTTCTACCATACCGCCCATGTCTTTGAACACAACTTGTTCACCGCTTGTTAGTCCATGATCAAGTGCAGTCACAACTCTAGCTCTATCACCATTTACTGAGACTGATTCTACAACTCTCTGTCTATAAAGTCTGTTAGATAGAATACTGTCAATCGATTCTTTTACAAAGTTTATACTATCAACAACCTGTTCGGTCTCGCTCTGTATTTTGAATCTTCCTCTAGTGGTTGCATAAAATCTCTCAGCAGCCTGTCTAGCAAGAGTATTAGCATTTAATCCCCTGTTAATGTCGAAACTAACAGCATCAAGTATTATTCTAAGATCTTCTCTCCACTCTGTTTCATTGAATATAAAGTCAGAAAATTCATATTTCAGATATCCTACATATTCACGTTCAAGATAGTCTTTGTTTATATCAATCAGCTTGCGTGTTTGTTCAAAAACAGGTGCAACAATATCAGCACTGGTTACAGTGGCTTCAATTTCGCCATTTTCTGCTGTTACTGTTTGAAAATACGGCCCAGGTTCTGGCACACTTGCTCTAACCATTTCCTCAGCTCTTTCAGCTGCTGCATTTAATGTACGAAAGGCAAAGTCAAGAGCAGTGCCTTCTCTTCCTTTAGGAACGCCGATCATTCTGTCATCGCCGCTTAGACTTACAAATATATTTTCTGTGCTGGAAAAAGAAGTATTGTCTACATAGAATTTAGATGCAGCTTGTAAATCGTCTGCTCCGTTAGGGGTGCCAAATCCTGCAAGATCGCCAGGATGATCGCTTAGGAATAAAGTTCCCTCCATGTCGTCACCCTGTCGCCTGACTGCACTTTTCCTAGGCATTGCAACATCTGCAAGAAAGTTGCCTTGAAGTGCAGGATCAAAAGCAGCGTCAGTAATAGTATGAGTATCATCACTGGCTATAGTAGCAGATACAAATATTTTCTGAGCAAGCGCTGTAGCATCATCTACGATCTCAGCATCTGCTTGATTTTCAAAAACAGCAATCTCGTCCGTGGTCACAAATCGTATAAAATAAGTTTCACCAGATGTAAGTAATGCAGGATCATCAAATCTTGAATTAAAAACAAATGCAGTGCCGTTTGCTGCTCTGTCTATTCCGTGAGACAATATCTGAAGATTACCGTTCACATAATCATTGATTTCTTGAATAAATTGATCAGTTGTCGCAGGCTCATCTGCAACACGAATAGGCAATCCTGTGGTAATATATCTTCTGTCTGCAAATCCTTTAGTGATAACAAGGTCATCTACGGAAATATCTGTATTATGTCTATTGTTAAATTCGATTGCGGCTTGTTCGCTAATTGCAACATTGCCTATGGAATTCTGTTTGGTATAAGCACATCAGGAGTGTCACCTAGTGATGTAAACCCAATTTGTCCTCCTTCTCCGAACACAGCATATAATTCGGAAAAATTTTCGTTGGTTTTTCTAAAACTTTCTCTTATGCTGTCGCCGGTGCCATCATTGCCCTCGACACCAATATCTATTTCTTCTCTTGCCATTTATTGCTCCGATTATTAAAAGCTAATACTTACGCCACAGCCGCAAGCTGATTCTACATTTGGATTTGAAATTACCATTTTGGACCCTAACATTTCTGTGATGTAATCAACTTCGGTGCCCTCAAGAAAGGGTATACTTGTCGATCCTATCACTAATTTTCCTTTGCCTGTGTCAATCACGCAGTCATTGCTGTCAACGTCATCTTTTTCAACAGTACCCCATGTATATTCAAATCCTGCGCAGCCGCCGCCTTTGAGATTCAGACTTACTGCGTAACAATCGTGTTTTACACACACGTTGTTTATATGGGATTTTGCTGCTTCAGTGACAGTGCAAACAGTCATTTTGTAGTCTCCTTAAGTGTATTTATCGTGTATTTTTATAATCTTAATGTAAATAACAGAT